ATTGCGCGGCTTACGCCAATTAGTGAGCCTTTGTGCGTAAAGTTTGCAAGATTTTCTGCGCCCTTTTTCCAAATTACGCAATTAATAAAATCTGCCTCCCGTTCGCCATTTTGATTTTTAAATCTGCGGTTTACTGCGATAGTAAACGAACCGTATGCCACGCCGTTTTGTGTATATCTTAAATCTACCGCTTTTGTTAATCGTCCGATTAGGTTTACATTGTTCATCGTTCTAATTCCTCCAAAATATCTTTTTTCTTCATGTCGAGAATGAGTTGAAAATGCTCTGCCCTCAATGAGTTTAGTTTAGCAATTCTCTTCATAACCTCGAGGTGTTCCGCCTCTAAAGGCTTTAAATAATAGCTCAATTCATGCTCGTTTCGTGCTAGGAAATATCCTTTGTGCCGTCCTTCTCGGGTCGCAACAATTGGTACTCCCTTACGGCACATCGAACTAACTGCGCCCATGATACGCCGTTTACTTGTTTTAAAATTATAAGCGAGTTCACGGCTTGTAACTGCCGTTTCAACTCCAAAACCTAAACGCTCAAACAACACTTGCTCGAATACTGTTAAATCTAAACGCTCCACGCTGTAACCTCCACTCTCGGATTGTCCGAGTATTTTTTTATCGCTCTAAAGTCCACGATTTGCTTATCGTCCATGAATAAGACGCCGTTTAACCCGTCAAGAACCGATTTCACATAGTTATCAATATCAGGTTTGACAATCGGATAAATTTTCCCCTCGTTCGCTAGTTTGCGTTTTGCCTTGCTAAAACTTTTCGGGATTGACTTGTAAATAATCAACTCAACACGCAATGCAGTAGTGACACATGGAACTCGATTATCAATAGCCGTACTCTTCACGATGTTTTCGTACGCTCTAGTTTTTGGCGTTGTATATACATGCCCAAACTTTGAAAAACGAGGGCGTGCTTTTGGCACGCACTCGCCGTTGATTGTAAATTCAATTCTTTTCATTTTCCGCTCCTTTGCTTGTTTTTAGTCTAGCGATTTTCTCTGCTAGGTCATTTATAGCGCCCTCGTCAATCGGCTTTTCCTGTTTAGGTTGTTGAGGTCTGTTTGCCCAATCAGGCACGCTTTCAACGAATCCTCGAGGATTGCTGTATTGTTTAGACTGTTGTCTGCGGTTGTTTTCCGCTAGTGCCTTTTCGAGGGTGTCAATGCCTTTGTTCGCCCAATCAACGAGGATTGCGTTTGCGTATCTGAATTTCAATACATTTTCCTCGACTGCTATCTCTAGCGCTCGTTTAACGAGTGCAGGGTTTAAATCATTGCACCACTTGACGATTGATTGACGAATATAGTCGCTAGTCATTCCGAAATGATTTTCGTAAAAAACGAAAACCTCAGAAATATTTTTTTGAGCCGTTGTTGCGGTCGGCTCGTCCGCTAGATTTTTAATCTCGTTTTTTTCTTCTGTTACATCTTCTTTTATTTTATTTCTTTTCTTTTCTTTTCTTTTCTTTTCTTTTGTGTACTTCTGTATGCAGAAACTATCGTTTTCGGGGGTTTCTGTATGCAGAAACTCAGTTTCTGTTAACATAAACTCCTCATTTTGTGTGTTTATGAGGTCATAAACTGAGTTAATTTTTGAACGCACTCTGCGTCCACTTGCTAAAATATATCGTTTTTGTATTCCGATAGATGTTAAGATTTTGTGATTTTCATATAAATTTTTGTTGAAAAAATCAACCTCAACCATTTTTTCGATTACGTTTTTTGTGTACTCTTCATCGAGTTTTAAATCGTCTGCAATTAAGAAAATAAAATCTTCATCACATTCTGCATAATAGCCGTTATCCTTGTATATATTGGTTAATACATCAAGGGCAACGGCTACCGCCGACGCTCCAAAACTGCGGACGAGTTTTTTTGTTTTTAAATCATTCAAAAAGTTAACGTCCAACGGGAAATAATCAAGTCCCATTTTCGGCGGTCTTGCCATTGTTGCTCCTCACTCTCTTATCTGTTTGCTAACATTGCTTGTAAAAAGTCTGAAAAATCTAATTTTCCTGCCTCTTCTTCATCGGCTTTTGCGATGATTTCATCAACGTTGTATTCCGTTCCGTCTAATCCTGTTACCTTAATATCGAACTCAACAATCACTGGTTCAATTTTATCTCCTCTTTGTGATAAAAATTCAGCAAGTTTTGTTGCGAAAGTGATATGATGTTCAGAAAAATCATTATCAACCTTAACGGCTGCAATCGGTTGAGAGTTGCAAACAACTTGGTCGAAACCACTTCTGAATGTTAATTCATTATCGAACTCTGCCGTTTTCAAAAATGCTCCTTTCTCTGTATTCATTACGTATAAAGCTTTTTCTTTTTTCATACGTGTTTTTCCTCCTTTGGTTTGTTTGTTTTTGTAACCTTTCCTGATTACATTGTTATTGTATCACGTTTGTTATATCCCGTCAAGCGATTTCTCAAAATTTTTTTAAAATATTTTTATATCTTGAATTCTTTCACTTGCTCGGGTGTTAGTTTGATTGGAATTATCTTGTATTTCTCGCAAAATGCTTTCAATCCTATTGTGTGTTGCTCTATATGATAATCACGGCGTAAGCACATAAAACGATGTTGCGAATGGTCTATCTTCTTTCTATTGCGTCCCATACCGACCGCCTCATAATGAGCGACGTCGCCCTTATCTCCACTAATAAAGCAACGGCGATGTTTTAAGTAAAGGAATAACATTCGAGTGTGTTCACTGCCCACGAAATATTGTTGATGTCTGAACGGCACCTCATTTTTAAAGCACCATTCAATGATGTATTCGATAAATTGACCTGCGTCATATATGCTTATTTGATTATATCCAAGACTGAATGTTTCCCAATCTGTTTTAACGTTTGTACAAAATTCGCCTTTCATGTAGTCCTTGACTACCTCGAGAGGATAACCAGTATATTCGGATATATCGTTCAATAAGCCATATATATATCCTCGTTGGTCTGCTGTTATCCCTCTCGGGTCTAGGATAGTGATATTCGCCCGATACAAGCCGTCTACGGCGTTTTTGTAATAAGTAGGTAGTTTTATATCACTTTCTGCGTCAAACGTTAAAATGCCCCCTCTTTTTGATTTTAGAGTTGCGTTAAATTCCATTACGTTTTGCGCTCTCTAGTTTAATATCGTTTTCTTTCAAGAATTTTTTAAACAATTCTTTTTCTTCATCACTCATCCATAATTGAACCGTCCAAAGTGCTTTTCGTTCGGCGGTGTTATCAGTCCAAGTGCCTTCGCTTGTTGGTTCTAAGTTCGGCACGATTTCATTTTCAATGATTTCACGACTTGATTTTAATTCTTCTAATTTCTGAGCTTGTTTTTGTCGATTTTCTTCTTCTAGGCGAACACGTTCTTTTTCTCGTTCCTCTGCCTCGTCAATCATTTTCAGAATGTCATTTAATTCTTTAGTACCAATCAATGTTGCAAAAGGCTCTACGGGTTGTCCTGCCTTTTTACAATATTTCTCAATCGTTTCTCGTTCTTCTTCACGTTTTGCGTGTTCTTCTTCAAGGCGCATGATTTCTTTTTCAACCGCCTCGAAAATTGATTTTTTCGTTTGCTTACGGGCGAACGCTTTTTCGTCTAGCATTTCAAAAGTTACATCGAAACTCGCTAAGCGTTGGTACTCAAAAATAGCCTCATCAATCCATGCTCTATACGCCTCTTTGATTTTTTCATCAATGTTTGCTCCTGCTTTCTTCATGATACGTTTCAAGTCTAGTCGGGCGTCGGTAACGGGTTTAATTTGTTCCATGAACTCTGAAAAACGTTTGTCGATTGCGTCCTCTAATTCTTTAAACTCTTTCTTTGTAGCTTTCGCCCCGTTTACGCTGTTTTCGTCTGAGGTTACGATTAGCACCTCGTCAATGTTATCTGCGTAAGCTTGAAATGTATCAATATACATTTGTAAGTTAGGCACCTCGAAACCGCCCGCTAAATTTTGGACGATTTCAAAGTTATTAGTGATTTTTGCGATTTCTGTTACCATTCGTTATCAATTCCTTTCTCGTTTGTGTTTGCTTTTTGTTCGTTGTTCTTCTAGTATGTCCATTGCGTTATA